TCAAGGTAGGGCAATATTTCTATCAACACCGAGAGGCAAGAATTATTTTTATAGCTTGTTTATGAAGGCAGGGGAAAATGAATGGGAAAGCTACAAGTTTACTACCTATGATAATCCCTATATTAACCATAAAGAAATACAGGATGCAAAGTTGCAATTACCGGCAGTTGTATTTGAACAGGAGTATATGGCTAACCCTGCGGAAAATAGTGCAAACCCATTTGGGAACGCATTTATAAAACTATGCCAAAGACCAATTACAAGTCAGCAGATTGTTTGCTATGGAATAGATCTTGCAAAGTCGGTGGATTGGACAGTTATCATAGGGCTTGACAAAGGGGGTAATGTGGCTTATTTTGACCGCTTCCAGATGGATTGGCATAATACCAAAGAAACTATTAAGATGCTTCCTATTGCGCCCATATTGGCAGATAGCACAGGGGTTGGAGATCCTATCATTGAAGATTTGATTAGGGAAGGGATGGCTATTGAAGGGCTAAAGTTTACGAGCCAAAGCAAACAACAGTTAATGGAAGGATTAGCAACTGCCATCCAACAGAATAAAATAGGCTTCCCAGAGGGGGTAATAAGTGATGAGCTAGATGTCTTTGAATATCAGTTTACCGCTAACGGAGTGCGCTATTCAGCCCCTAATGGCTTCCACGACGATTGCGTAGTGGCATTAGCTATGGCTTGGCAGAACTTTAATCATAAGCGAGGTACAGGAAGATACGCTTTTGCGTAACTCATTGGTTTACAATGACTTAAGAAATATCTTAAAAATAGTTAATTAAAATGTCTATAATATGAATATAAGTAGTATATTTATATAACAAAACAAACAAACTATGAAAACTACAACAGAACGAGTAAAAACAATTAGATGCGAATTAAAGAACGCATTACCTGCTTACAAATTTTCAGTAACTAAAAGACATTACAATGGAGTTAGTATTGTAATCTTATCAGGACCGGCTAAATTAACTGAAGAAAATTACGAGCAAGTAAATACTTGGTACATTAGCGAGCAACCCGAAGGAGTTAAAAAAAATGTACTAAATGTTATTAATACAATAGCAAGCGAAGGAGTTATATACAGAGAAACAGGAGACTATGGAACGCAACCTGATTTTTATGTAAATATCAAGATTGGAGAATTTAGCAAACCATATATTCATAATTAAAACCTACGCAGGGGTGCGGCTGAACAACGCACATTTAAACTATGAACAGATTAAAAACTACACAGGAAAAAAGACAAAAGCAGTACGAAGATGAAAGTATATCAGGCAAATGGTTTTGGTATATTATGTCTGCTGCTTTATTATTAACCGCTTTAATTGATAACCTATGAAAACTAACTACGAATTAAGACAAGCTATTATTGACAAATGGGAGAAGGATTTGCTCATTGAAAAAATTGTAAAGCTAGAAAAACGCATTGGCGAACTAGAGTTGCAAATAAGGAGAGTGAACCAGAATCCAACCCCAAGTATTTTGTATTAAATAATGACAGATGAAAGCAAAATTTAAATTAACTTGTAAAGCCGGAAGCTACGAAGCAGATACTTTATGGGGTATTATTATTGAAGTATTAAAGCACAGGTTTTGGCATTTAAGAACACATCATAAATGGATGGATTAAAAATATTATAAAATGGGAATAATAATCGGTTTGGTTTGCTTAATTTTAATTTGGTTTAAGCTAGGCTATGATATGCTCAATGCACCATTAGTTGATGATGATGAAAATATTATAAATAAATAACCTATGAAACAATTACTTGAATTAAGAGAGTGGCTTGAGCTTCAATGCAAGACAGGTAACCCAATATCCTGCGCGGAGATCTTAAATAAAATAGATGAGGTATTAGAATTTGATGAAGATATTGAGGAACTTTTAGTAACTTCGTGCTATGAGATGGAATGACATAACTGTTTGGCAATACCAAAATATTGTAAAAGCCTTATCTGATAAGAGTTTAGATGATATAGATAAATCGTTTAAGCTAATTGGATTAGTTTACAATATGACAGATAACCAAGTTGATTCATTATTGCAAGAGGATTACAAAGCAAAGATAAAAGATTTAGAGTTCTTGAATCAGCTTCCAGAGGGTAAGCCTGTTAAGATTATTAAAGTTAATGGTAAAAGGTACAGACCTATTTATAATATAACAAAGATGCCATTTGGTAGGTATGTTGAAACGAAAGCATTTGTAGGGGATATATATGCCAACCTACATAAACTAGGCGCGACAATGGTAATGCCACAGAAGCGCACTTGGTATGGCAGATGGGTAGATGATAAGTATGATGCCGGTATGCACGAAGATTATGCGGAGGATATGTTAGCAGCTAACTTTACAGATGTATATTTTTCGTTGGTTTTTTTTTATCAAGTTTACAGAAATTGGATAGAAGTTACAAAGGATTATTTGGTAACCAAGATGATGATGACAGGGCAGACAATGGAGCAGTGCAACCAAGTGGTAACAAATTTATGCAGTATTTTGGATGGCATTATTCAGCCAAACTTATTGCCGACCACGAAAATATTAGAGTTGAGGAAGTTTACGACAGATCCACAATAGAGAGTTTAAATTCCCTAGCCTATCTTAAAGCAAAAGCAGACTATGATAGGGAGTTACATAGACAGTTATAGTTTCCCCTTCCATTACGGAGGGGGTTTTTTTTGTGCGGTATTTAGATCCGGTCTTGCTATTTAGTTTTATGAGTATTAGTCAAGCACAGGCAAAAGCGATAGCAGATGGCTTTTTAGCTTCATTAGGGGAGGAAAAGTTTAGAGCTACCGGTATGCCTGTTATTGAAAAATTATTGTTTAAATATGGCGCAGAGTTCCAAAAACAAATAAAGGAGAATCTTAATAAAAACAAATCAATAGCATCTGGGAACATTAGCGACATAAGGGTTGAGTTTACGCAGTTCGGTACTTTATACACTTTGTCAATGGGTTACCCTAAAAGCGAACCGGCATCAAAGTATTGGGATTATGTCAATCAGGGAGTAAAGGGTACAAAGAATGAAAAGGCAGATAGTAAAACCCCCTACTCATTTAAGAGTACAAAAAAATCTATTCCTGTTTCAGTTGTAGAAGGTTGGTTAAAATACAACAAACTTAAAACAGTTGCAGTAAAAAAATATAGTAAGCTAGGAGTAGAATTAAAAGCTATTGAGGGCAAAAAGTCTTTGGCTTATGCCATTGCCAGATCTATTCACACAAAAGGATTAAGTTCAACAAGGTACTTTGATAAGGCTGCCGATGAAGTATTTGGCGAGGACTTTCAAAAGATTATGAACGCTGCATTAGGTTTTGATGTAGAAATAAAAATTAAACAAATAGGTAAAGAATTACAAGATGGCAATAACAATAGAAAGTAGCCCTGCGACATATAGCAGTATGCACGATGACTTATGGTTTGTAGCAAGTTCTACAAATGTAGGTCAGACTTCATTTAAGTTTATATATGATATTTATATAAACAATGCACAGGTAAGCAGGACAAAAATATACCCATCCCCTTCTGCGGAAGGTAGCTATGGGATTTATAATTCAAGCCCTGTGGTTAGGGCTTATGTTACTAACTACTTTGAGCCAAGTGGTAATTCAATCCTAGTTTCATCCAATGATAAAATTAAAGTTGATTACACAATTAAGATAGGCGAGGAGTACAATACTGCAAGTGGATCTATAAGCAATTATAATTTAGCATCAGGGGCATTGAACGCTTACAATTATTACCCACCATTATTTGCTGATATATTCTTTACTAATAACAATACACCATTAGTTTTATCTAATTATTACGATAACCTTTTGCTTGAAAACTTTACAGATGATTGGATTACAGAAAGGGATAATGAGAATATCACGATTGAATATGGAGATAATTTTTATGCAACCTATTTAAAGATAACTGCCGGAAGCTATAAGGCATTTGTAGATGTAGTAAATAATAGCGGATCTGTTGTATCAACTGCAAGTGCTAATATTACTTTGTCTGGGGAGATGAATCTATTTAATTTACAGGCAGCTCATATAAACGATTGGGCAGGTTCAACATTGATTGATGAGAATACTTATGGCTATAATGTCTATTTAAAATTAGGAGTGGCTGAATCAAGAAAATTAAAGTTTGTTCAAAAGTGCTACCCTAAATACAGGCAGTACAATTTACACTTTCTTAATAGGCTAGGCGGTTGGGACACTATGAAATTTGCATTAGTAAATAAAAGGTCAAGTGAATTTCAAAGGGCATCATATAGAAGGAACGATTGGCAGTTAAGCGGCAACACGATGAGCAACATTGATGTTTATAATAAATACAATGAGACTACATTAAACTACGCTATTCAGCACAAAGATAAATATAAGCTAATAAGCGATTGGGTTAGCCAACAGGATTACGAATGGTTAGCGCAGTTAGTAGCAAGTAGTATTTGTTATATGGAATATCAGGGGGCATATTTCCCGGTAGTAATAAGCGATACTAACTATGAATATAAATTAGAGATAAGCGACAAGCTATTTAATTTTGAGATTGAAATTGAAGTAGGTAAATATACAACAAGCCAATTTAGATAATGATAAGCACAGAGATATATATTGAAGATAATAGATTAGATCTAGTTCAGGATATTAGTACAGAGTTTACATATACCATTGATGACATTACGGACTTTGGTAGTAAAAATACTAGCTTTAGTAAAACAATATCTATTACAGGAACTGCAACAAATAATAAAATATTTGGCTTCATTTTTGATATGGGTAGTGCTAACTTTACAGATGATACTTTGCCAAATGTTAACTATAACTTTAATGCAGCAAAAGCAGCACAATGTAGAATATTTATTGACAAGGTACAGATATTTAAAGGCACATTAAGAATCCTTGAAATTGTTGTAGATAATAAAACAATAGAGTATCAATGCTCGGTCTTTGGAGAACTTGGTGGATTTATAACATCTCTAGGGAATGATAGATTAGAAAATTTAGATTTTAGTGCATACGACCATACTTATAATGTTGCTAATATTGCAGCAAGTTGGGATAGTATTGCAGGATCTGGGTATTACTATCCATTGATTGATTATGGTAATGTAAGCACAGGGGCTTATGGAGTAGCTAAAAAAGACTTTCAATTTAAAGCATTTAGACCTGCTTTATTTGTAGCTGAATATATTGAAAAGATATTTGAGGGAACTGATTACACATATACTTTGGATTTAGGTGCAGGGGATTTGGCTTTATATAATAGGTTAGTTATACCACATAATCAAGCATTCTTATCAAGTTCTACAAATTTGCAATTAGATGCCTATCCAATAGACCAAACATATACAGGTACTGCGGTTGAGTTTTTTTTAGAGTTTGGCACATTTACTTTAGGCAACTTTACTTTAACATCTAGCAATACGCTATTCACATATACAGGTTCAACAAAAGTAGTTAATATTGATTTCAATGTAAACGGAGAATGGGAAGTTGGAGAAAATGCAACTATGAGCTTATTAAAAAATGGAGTAGCTATTGCATCATATAGTATGGGAGTAGGGTTTGCCGGTAATTATTTTCAAGCTAATTTCAATATAAGTGCAAATACAATTTTAACAAACGATACTTTTAGAATACGAGTTGCTTGGTCATTAGGAAGTCAGCCATTTACATTTAATAGTTTGAGTTCATCAGGCTTTGATATTTCTACTACTACATCGGATATAATACCTGTAAATTATGCAGAGACAGTTAAAATAAATAACACAATACCAAAAGGGGTATTTCAAAGAGACTTTTTTTTAAGTATATGTAAGTTATTTAATTTGTATGTATATGATGATACTTGGGATGAAAAGAAAATACTTTTAAAACCATACATAGACTTTTACCCATCAACGAGTGCAGAGGCAGAAGATTGGACTAACAAAATAGATAGGGCAAAACCATTGAGCATAAAGCCAATGAGTGAATTAAATGCAAGATATTACCATTACAAATTTAAAGAGGATAATGATTTTTACAACGAGAATTATAAGAAAAAATATAATGAGAGCTATGGCGATAGGATATACGATACTGCTTATGACTTTAGTAAAAATACAGAAAGTGTTGAAGTAATATTTGCACCAAGTGTTTTATACCAAAAAACAGGCACAGATAAAATATTTCCTGCAATCTATAAGGTATCTGATAATAACACAAAGGAAAATGCAATGGATAGCGTGGTAAGAATATTACAGGCTAAAAAAATAACAGGCAAAGCAAGTTGGAATATTTTAAACGATGCAACAGTATTAAGTACAAACACCGCTTATGGCTATGGTGGGCATTTAGACAATCCAGATAGCCCAACAAACGATATTAATTTTGGAGTACCTAATGAGCTACAATTTACTGCAACTACCTATCCAACAACTAATTTATTCAATGCTTATTATAGCGAATACATAGCAGAGATAACAAGCAAGAATAGTAAACTATTAACTTGTTCAGCATTATTAAATACTATTGATATTATGAATTTGGATTTTAGCAGCTACAAATGGATTGATGGAGTATTATACAGATTAAATAAAGTAGAAGGGTTTAACCCAATGGAATACAAGACAACAAAAATAAGTTTATTAAAAGTAATTGAAACCGAATACTAATGGCACAAAATTTAGATCTTAATGTTAATGTAAATACAAATGAAGCCGGTAAAGCGATTGGTTCATTAAAAAGCCAATTAAAGGAAGCACAGGCAGAGGTAGCTGCATTATCAGATAAGTTTGGAGCAACATCCAAAGAGGCTATTGAAGCAGCAAAAAGAGCAGGAGAATTAAAAGATGCAATAGGAGATGCAAAATCATTAACAGATGCTTTTAATCCAGATGCAAAATTTAAATCATTAACTGCATCTTTATCAGGTGTGGCAGGTGGATTTGCTGCGGTACAAGGTGCAATGGGATTGCTAGGCGTAGAATCAGAAGATACACAAAAAATGTTGTTAAAGGTTCAATCTGCTATGGCAATTTCACAAGGATTGCAATCGGTTGGGGAAGCAGTTGATAGTTTTAAACAATTAGGTGCAGTAATAAAAAGTACAACATTATTTCAATCTGCATATAATTTTATATTAGGAAATGAGAAAGTTGCAGTTGCAGGTAATATTGTTGCATTACAAGCAAAAACAGTTGCAACAGAAGCACAAACAGTTGCAACAGTTGAGCAAGGAGTTGCAACAGTAACAACAACAACTGCGGTAGGAGCTTCAACTGCAGCAATGAAAGCGTTTAGAATAGCTTTGATTGCATCAGGTATTGGAGCATTAATTATAATAATAGGATTTGCAGTTGAGGCATTTTTAAAATTTAAAAATTCAGCAGAAGATGCAGCCGCAGCACAAGAAAAGCTAAATAAAAAAATAGCAGATGGTGCTAAAATACAATTTGATGCAGAGATTAAATTTTTAGAAAATCAAGAAAAATTAGATATTGCTAGAGCAAAAGCAAAAGGTGCAAGTGAACAAGAAATATTTGAAATTGAACAATCATATAGAAGGAAAACGGCAGAAGCACATCAAAGGCATTACAAAGAGGTATATGGCAAAGATGCAAAAGCAGCACAAGAAAGTTCGGATGAGATTAATAAAATTAATACAGATGGTCAAGTTGCAGCACTTGAAAATGAATCTAGGATAAGAAAAGAAGCAGCAGATAAAAGAAAAGCTGATAATGAAAAGAAAAAAGAGGAAGATAAAAAAGAGCAAGAAAGGAACAATGCTAGTATAAAAGCTAATTTAGATTTTGAACTACAAATACAAATTGATGCTAATAAAGCAGAAGATGATTTAGCAGAAAAAAAGAAACAGGCAGCTATTATAGAGGATGAAAGGAATATAGCTAGTATGAAAGCTACCGCAGATTTTGAAGTGCAGTTAGCAAATGATTTATTAGCAATAGAAGATGAAAGTTTAAAAAGAAAAAAAGAATTTAAAGAGATTGAATTAGAGGCAGATAGACAATTACAAGAAGCTAAATATGAAAATGCTAAAAATGCTTTATATCTTTTAGAAGGTTTAGCAGGTAAAAATGAACAACTTGCAAATATTATATTTGCTATATCTAAAGCATTAGAAATTGGTAAGATTATAACTTCAACCGCATCAGCTATTGCAGAAGTTAAAGCAGGAGTCGCGGCAGTTCCTGCTATATTACCACCGGGTATTCCAAACCCTATGTTTGGTGCAGCAGTAGGAATTGGAGCAGGTAAAATAGCTGCTTTAAAGATTGGAGCAGGTATATCAATAGCATCAATAGTAGCAGCAAGTATTGCAAAGTTTAAAGGTGGGGCATCAGGGGATGTTACCACAGGATCTATTTCAACTACTGCGCCTATGACACCACAGTTGCCACAAGCACAAATGACACAATTAAATAGACAAACAATAAACGATATAGGCAATCAGGCAGTAAGGGCTTATGTAATTGAGACAGATGTAACAAGCAATCAAGAAAGGATGGCAGCCATTAGACAAAGGGCAAGATTTAGTTAAGCGATAAATAAACAAATTAAAACTATTTAAGATTATGGAGAAAGAATTACCTATCTATATGCTTGACATTACAGATGATGTTGAGGATGATTCACAGGTTGATTATATAGCATTAGTTGATAAACCGGCTATTCAAAAAAATTGGTATGCTTTTAAAGAAAAACAAGCCTTTGATATTATTAGCGAAGACAAGCGCATTATTAGTGGAGCTATTATGTTGGCTGATATACCTATTTTTCGCAGCGATGCTACTTATGGGGATTACTATGTGGCATTTACTAAAGACACTATTTTTAAGATTGCACAAAAGTTTTTCAAAAAAGGGTATCAAAACAATGTAAATCTAATGCACGATAGCGGTTCAGTTGTAGAAGGCTTAACAATGTTTGAGAGTTTTATTACTGATAAGTCAAGGGGCATTATGCCAATGAAGGGTTTTGAGGATGTGCCAGATGGATCTTGGTTTGGTAGCTTCAAAGTAGATAATGAAGAGGTATGGCAAATGATTAAAGATGGCAAGGTAAAAGGGTTTTCAGTAGAAGGCTTATTTAACTATAAACCTAAAAAGGTTATGCAATCAGCATCACTTATGGATAGTATCAAAAAGATATTATCAGAGGTTAAGTGATAAACAATTTATTTTTTAACTATTTAATAAAAAAAGTATGAACGCACAAGAAGCGATATTAAAAATCAAAGCATTATTTGAAGATGCCCCAATGACTGAACCTGTTGATTCAACAGATGTTAAAGTTGAAATGATGGAGTATTCTTTATTAGATGGTACTAAAGTAATGATTGATAAATTAGAAGTTGGCGGTAAAGTTACAATGGAAGATGGTAGCAATGCCCCATTAGGTGAGCATCAATTAGCAGATGGCACAAAGGTAGTAGTAGATGAAGCAGGTGTTATTTTAGAAATGGAAGCACCAAAAGAGGATGAAGTTCCAGAGGAAGAGCCTGTGGAAGCAAAACAAGATATGAGATTTGATGAATTAGCATCAAAGTTTAATCAAGTTTTAGCATTTAACGAGAGCTTACAAAATAGAATTAATGAATTAGAAGGTAAGGTTAAGCAAGGTTTTGAATCAGTAGCATCTTTAATAGAAGCACTTTCAATTAACCCAACCGCAGATCCTGTTCAAAAACCTAATTCATTTAAGGCTTATGTATCAACAAATGATATTAAAGAGCAAAGGATTAACAAATTTAGAAACGCAATTTTAAACAAATAAAAATTAATAACAATGGCATTTGACATTTCAGCATTATCAGCATACACAGAACAAAATGAAGCCTTATTGGTTACTTCATCTGTATTAGGTGCAAAAACTGCTTCTCTTATTAAGAGTGCAGGAAATGTAATGATTGGTGTAAAGTCTGCAGAGACTATCAACATTATGGAGACCGATGCAATATTTCAAGCAGGTGGTACTTGCGGATTTAACGCATCAGGAGCAACAACTTTTACTCAAAGAACAGTAACTGTTGGAAAAATTAAAGTACAAGAATCATTATGTCCTAAATCTTTAGAGACTGCTTATTTACAAAAAGCATTACCAACAGGAAGCCAATATGATTCAATTCCTTTTGAGCAACAATATAGCGAGAAAAAAGCTAAAACTATTGCTTCTCAAGTAGAGACTGGGTTATGGCAAGGTGATACAGGTTCAGGAGATACTAACTTAAAGCAATTTGATGGTTTAGTTAAATTGATTGGTGCTGCATCAGGAGTAGTAGCTGCAAATGTAGTAGCTTTTATTACAACTGCGCCTATTAGTACAGGAACAGGTATTGTAGCAAGTAATGTAATTTCAATTTTTGATGGTATCTATAAAGCTATTCCTGCAAAGGTTGTAGCTGCTGAAGATATGACTATCTTCTGCGGTATGGATTCTTTTAGAACTTACACTATTGCATTGAAAAATGCAAATATGTTTAACTACGCATTTGATGGTAAGTCAGATAGCGAGTTTACATTACCGGGTACACCGATTAAAGTTGTAGCTGTTCAGGGTTTAAATGGCACAAATAAGATTTATGCATCAAGATTGAGCAATATGTTCTTGGGTACAGACTTATTAAACGAAGAGGAGAAGTTTGAAATCTTCTTTGCTAAAGAAGCTGATAGCGTAAGATTTATGGCAGAGTTCAAGATAGGTACTAACATCGCATTCCCAGATGAGGTTGTGAAGTTTATCTTATCATAATATTAAGGGGGGTGTAAAATCCCCCCTATTTTTAAATTAATAAATTCAAGCAAAATGGCGTGTGCATTAACACAAGGATATACTTTAGATTGCCGAGATAGTTTAGGCGGTGTCGTTGAGGTATATTTTACAGAAGCTGCGAATGTATCTGCGACAACCGAGGCAAGTGGTGTAATAACTGCACTAACTAAAGCATCAGGTAAAAGATTTTGGAAGTATGAGCAAGTAAAAGATACATCAATGATGAATCAAACTATTACTGCTAATGTTCAAAATGGTACAGTATTTTACGCACAGGAGTTACAAATAGTTTTAAATAAATTACAAACTGCAACAAGAAATGAGATCTTGTTATTGGCACAAAATAGTTTAGTGGCAGTAGTTAAAGATAGTAACGGAGCATATTGGTATCTTGGTAAAACAAGAGGATTAGATGTTACCGCAGGAACTGCCGGAACAGGTACTGCACAAGGCGATAGAAGTGGATTCACTTTAACTTTTACAGGTGCTGAACCTGCATTAGCACCAAGTGTTAATTCAACTGTCTATAACGCTTTGCAAACACCGGGTTAGGTTTGTAGTTTTTCATAGGTTTTGCCCCCATTCCTTTAGTGGTTTGGGGGTTTTTTTATGCGTATATATCTGTATTTATGCGTAAAATATCCACCATAAATGGTCATTAATGACACTAATGGTGGCAATATGCGGCATATAATGCACTTTATGATGTGCATTTATCAATCAAGGTTGAGCCGATTGTCAATCATTTTCGGCTCATTTGTCAAGCTATAGCTTTATTTTTTGATTGAGTAATTTTACTCACTCTATTGAGTAATCGTTGCATTTTATACAACAGTTCATTTATTTTATCAGTTCACGATTTCGTGAACACTATCAAAACTTGCAGAGTTTACATTTTTTGCTAATAGGGTAGTATTACTCCTATTTTTATACTGTGAGTATAACTTTGCACCCATTTATATTCATTTGCACCTATTTGTAACAAATTTTACCTTTTATATGTTACAAGATATAACCGAATTACCTATCACTTTGTTACATATTTAGATAAATCGTTAACACTAATTCGGATATTGTCCGAGTTACGCTACCGACTTTGGCAAATCTGCATAGGTTTTTCGGAAAAATTCAGGCAAAAGTTATTAATTAGCAAACTTTCATAATTGTGCTATTTAGATATATGATGAGGTTAACAAAAGGACAAACGCAAGGAGTGATATTAACATTAACAGAAAAGGAGTTATTAGCTAACCCAAACTATTTATTTGTATTTACAAATAGGAGTTCAAATACAACTATAAGTTTTGTAAAATTATACGCAACTGATTTAAGTTTATATAAGGATAGGTTTAATGAATTTAGCATAACAACCAATACCCATTTTAATACCGCTTTAAATGGTCAATACGACTACCAAATATATGAGCAGGTAAGTACTTCAAATACAAATCCAACAGGCTTAAATGAGCTAGAAAGTGGCATTATGGAACTTATTGGAACTGCGTTATCATATACTGAATACACTACAACAGACACTTTTAATATTAGACAATGATAGATTTAAGATTTTTAGGTTTTGCGGAAGCAAGACAACCAGAATATAAAGAAAAGAAAGGCATAGGATATATGCAATATGGAGACAGAAACGACTACCCAAATTATTTGGTTGAGTTATTTAATAAATCTGCAAAGCATAATGCTATTATAAAAAGCAAAGTGCATTATATTACAGGCAATGGGTGGACAGGATCTGATGAGGCACAAACATTTATAGCGAAAGTTAATAGAATGGAAAGCCTTGATGAGCTTACAAGAAAGGTATCTTTAGATGTTGAGTTATTTGGCGGTTATTATTTAGAAATTATTTGGTCAGCCACAGGGCAGTTGTCAGAGATTTGGCATTGCGATTATACAAAGATTAGAACCAATAAAGACAATACACAATTTTGGTACAAAGATGATTGGAAGGATAACAAAGAGGATTTTATTGTTTACCCTGCTTTCAATCCTAGTTTTGGAACAGGTAAGCAGATCTTATATGTAAAAGAATACAGACCAGATATGGGCATTTATTCTTTGCCGGGTTACTTTGGTGCGTTAAATTATATAGAATCAGATATTGAAATAAGCAAAACAGTTTTAGGCAATGCTCAAACAGGGTTTTCCGCTAGTAAACTTATTACGCTACCTAATGGAGAACCAAGTGATGATGAAAAAAGAAATATTGAGAAAAGGTTTACTAATAGATTTTCAGGTTCAGATGGTAAGAAATTTATTTTAGCATTCGTAAATGATAGTGCAAGAAAACCTATCGTTGAGGACTTGGGTGCTTCGGATATTACCAAAGAGGACTTTGCAAAAGTAGATAGCTTAATACAGACTAATATATTTTCAGGGCATCAAATTACAACCCCATCAATATTCGGGATTGCAGAAGCAGGTAAGTTAGGCGCAAGGTCAGAGATGCGCGATGGATATGAGATATTTAAAAACACTTATGTAAATAGTAAGCAGATGCACCTTGAAGGGGTGTTTAATATGTTAGCTAATTTTAGAGGCTTACAAGATCCTGCCTTAAAGATTACACCAACTGAACCAATATCATTTGAATTAACTGAAACAGGTTTATTGCAAATAATGAGTAAAGATGAATTAAGAGAGAGATCGGGCTTACCAATTATGGAAGTAGTAACATCTTCAACAAACCAAGATGTAGTTGATGCAATTAATAGCTTATCGCCATTAGTAGCTAATAAAGTATTGGAACAATTAACACCTAATGAATTAAGAGCTTTGATTTCATTACAACCAAAATTAGGTGGCGAAAATATACAAGATGCAACCGGATCAAATACAACATTAGGAGATAGTGTTAATAGTGTTAATGAGCATATCAAAGGATTAAAGGGAAGGGAGTGGCAGAATATGCAGCGTATTATCAGGGAGTTTACTAAAGGTAAAATAAACAGAGAACAAGCAACTGCAATGCTTAAAACAGGATATGCTTTAAGTGATGAAGAGATTACTACTTGGTTAGGTTCGGAAGAGTTAGAGTTTGCAGATCAAGATTTTAGTTTATTCCTTGAATTTGGAGAAGATAAAAAAGAGTTTAATATTTGGAAAACAAAACAAAGATTTAGTGATGAAGAGGATTTACAAACCTTTGCAGATGTTAGTCAATTAGAATCCAATATACTTGACCAAATTAGCAAACAAAAAGATGTAACCCCAGAGGTGTTAGCAAAAGTTTTAAAAACTGATGTTAAAACTATTAACAATGTTATAGCTGATTTGGAAGAGAGAGGAATATTAAAATCTAAATCCACATCCATAGGCAAGGGCATTGATAAGAATGTAATTATAGAAAGGGAGTTAACAAAACCTTTAGCAAAGATTGTTGAAGATGTAAAGCCTACAACTACTGAAATTTTAATTAGATATTCCTATGCTTGGATTGCAGGTTATAGCAATGCGGATGTTGATACAAGCAGACCATTTTGTAAAACTTTATTAGCTGCAAATAGATTTTATAGCAGAAGCGATATAGAGCAGATTAGTGCAAGACTAGGATATTCGGTATGGGATAGGAGAGGCGGATGGTGGACAAAGCCAAGTGGTAAGCATAGTGAATCCTGCAGACATCAATGGCAAACAAATGTAGTAACAAGAAAAAAATAAAAAGATGAGTGCAAATACTTTATTTATAAGTGTTCAAAGTATAAAAGACAGAACAGGATTACACGCTAATGTGGATGACAAATTAGTGCTACCGGAGATTAAGACCGCACAGGATATGTATATATTACCTGCGCTTGGATCTAATTTATATAATACCCTACAAACTCATATTGTTGGCAATACGCTAACTGCTAATGAGGTTATATTATTAGATAGTTATTTAGTTGACTGCCTTGTTTATTTTGTTATGAGTGAACTTCCAATGGGGTTATCATATCAATTTTACAACAAAGGTTTATTAAGAAAGTCAGGGGAGAATACAGAAAACCCATCAATGCAAGATTTGATTGATGTGGCAAACAGATACAGATCAAGAGCAGAGTTTTATAGACAAAGAATGATTAAGTATTTAAAACAAAATAATACTTTATACTCTGAATATTTGAATTTTGGAAGTGGCATTGATAGTATTAGACCTGAAAACGATGGCTATACAACAAGCATATATTTAGGAGATAGCTATTATTATGATGAATATGAAGGGCATAGAAAAAAATCATTTGAGGAGAGGTTTCAAGGAAATATAGGATGCTAATATGAGCAAACAAATAACAATAAAAAACCAAACTAGATTGAAAGTCTATTTGGAAAAAGTTAAAATCAATGACATTAAATCAAATATCAAGTCAGTTAACCAAGATAGGAAACGACCACGAGCAAATTAATTATGTTTATTTTGGCGATGTCTGGGAGAGGTTAAGCAATGGAGAGGTAACTTACCCGGCAATGTTTTATAATTTAACAGGTGCGACAATAGTTGCTAAAGAGATACAATATCAATTTAGCTTTTATTTTATGGATCGGATGCTAATGGAAGAGACAAACGAAACGGAGGTTTTATCAGATATGACTTTAATAGGTCAAGATATTATTGCACAATTAAGATACCCACAAGATTACGGAATTGTAACTTGGACTTGTGGCGATAATATTCCTGTAACATATTACACAGAATCAGATCCTGATTTATTAGCAGGTATTAAATGTGATATTACATTGAGTTTACCATTTATTAACGACAGGTGTCAAGTACCTTCAAATTATACTTATTAATGGAGAGTAAAAAAATAAATCAGTTAGCGACTAATGTTGCGCCTGTTTCATCGGATTTAACTATTATAGGAGATCCAACAACAGGGGTATCAAAAAAAGTAACGCTATCACAGATTGCAAGTTTATTCGCAGGTGCAGTTGACTTTTATGCTAACCTAGCTGCGTTTCCTGCAAGTGGTACATTGAATACAATTTATTGTGCAAAAGATACACAGAAACTTTATCTCTGGAGTGGATCTGCTTATGTAGAAGTTTTCCCAAGTCAAGCGGTTTTAAATACTTATCAGCTAATAAGTGCAAAGGGAGTAGCTAATGGATATGCAAGTTTAGATGCTTCAGGAAAAGTACCTATTGGCGAGTTACCAAGTTCCATAATGGAGTACAAGGGTTTATGGTCAGCAGCAACAAATACACCAACATTAGCGAATGGAACAGGAGACACAGGTGATGTTTATATTTGTAGTGCAGCAGGAAGTGTAAACTTTGGAGCAGGTGCAATAACTTTTGCAGTTGGTGATTATGTTATTTATAGCGGAACTATTTGGCAGAGGTCAAGCGGTGCGGTGGGTACAGTTACGAGTGTTGGCTTATCTTCAGCAACAAGCGGAGTAACTATTGGTTCATCCCCAATAACTACAAGCGGAACAATTACCCTAGCTATTGCAACTGCTACGACATCACAAAATGGTTTATTGAGCAGCGTGGATTGGGCAACATTTAATGGCAAAGAAAGTGTTTTAACTTTTTCTAGCCCTTTAGTAAGAACTACAAATACAATATCAATACCTGCTGCGACAACTTCAGTTAACGGATATTTAGCTTCTGCGGATTTCACAACTTTTAATAATAAGCAGAACGCTATTACGCTAACTACCACAGGAACTTCAGGAGTTAGTACGCTTGTGGGTGCGACTTTGAACATCCCTGATTATGGTTCAGCCTTAACAGGATATGTAACTTTAGCTACAACCCAAACCATCACAGGTGCGAAAACATTTAGCGGTTACACAACCTTTACATCAACAGTAGATATTACAAGCGGATTAACTTTCAGTAATTCAGGGTTTACTTTGGTATTACAACCGCCAACATTAAGTGTAAATAGGACAGTTACTTTACCAAACGGAACAGGTACATTAGCTTTAACAAGCGACATATCTTATCCTGTTACTTCGGTATTCGGTAGAACAGGAGCAGTAGTTGCAACGAGTGGAGATTATACAACCGCACAAGTTACTGAAGTTACAAATCTTTACTTTACCGATTCAAGGGCAAGATTAGCTATTAGCTTAACTACAACAGGAACTAGCGGAGCAGCTACTTATAACAACACAACAGGGGTATTAAACATACCACAATATACTGACCAATTTGTAGGAACAGTTACAAGCGTAGCTGCTTTAACAATAGGAACAAGTGGAACGGATTTAAGTTCAACAGTTGCAACAAGTACAACAACCCCTGTAATTACTTTAAATGTACCAACTGCGAGTGCAGCGAATAGAGGGGCTTTAGCAAGTGCGGATTGGACAACATTTAATAATAAGCAAAGTGCTTTAACTAATCCTGTGTTAGCAAGTGGAACTTGGACATCGGGATATTTACCTAAAATAAATGGTACATATACAATAGGGAATAGTATTTTACAAGAAACAGGTGGGTTCTTATTAACTGATAAAGGGACATCTACAATGTTTGGCGTTGCTATTGCTACATCAAGTAGTAATGGTGGTAATTTAACAATCAAAGCAGGGGGTGGTTTTGGTTCAGGAAATACCGCAGGTAATCTATATTTAGGATATGGTAGAGGAAATTCATCTGCAAGTAATGGTGCTATGTACTTTGGTATGGCGCAACCTACTGATGCAGTTGGTTTAGCTTCTACACATATGACTCTTGACGCTTCAGGCAATTTAGGATTAGGAGTTACACCGAGTGCGTGGGCAGTAAAAGCTATTGACATTTCAACAACAGGTGCGGTTTTTGGTGATGGAATTGCATTTGATTATACAGCAGGTATTTCTCAAAATTGTTATAGAAGCGGAAATACTACTTGGAATTATAAATTAACAGGAGTTGGTACATCAAGATTTGAATTAAATGGTAATATTTTTTCTTGGTATCAAGTCCCTTCAGGAACGGCAGGTAACGCTATAACCTTTACCCAAGCAATGACCTTGTTTAGTACAGGTAATTTAGCAGTAGGAACTACTACTGATAATTCTTCTCGCTTAAATATATTAAGTTCATCTGCTTCAATAGCTACTTTTACAGGTGCAACTAATGGATACATTGATATTAGTGATGGTATTGTAAATTCAAGAATACAAAATAGTGGTGGTTTATTTATAGGAACATTAAATAGTTATGACCTAAACTTAAGGACAAATGCAACTACAAGGCTAACTATAAATGCATCCACAGGAGCAGCTACATTCTCTAGTAGTGTAACGGCAGCAGGAAGTACAAGCAATTCATCATTATTTGCGGGTACATTAGAAATGCAATCTTATTCTTTGAATAATGGTTGGTATGCTGAAAATGCATATTTTAATGGTAGTAGTTTTAAATATAGAGCAACAGGATTCGCTAGTAGGATAGCAATGTATAATGGAGAAATTTATTTAGATAATGCAGTTAGTGGAGCTGCGAATGGTAATTTATCTTGGGTTACAGCATTATTAGCACATACAAGCGGCAATGTAACTATTGGGAGTGGTGGAGATAATGGATTTAAATTAGAAGTACTTGGAACAAGCAATGTAACAGGAGCAGCTACATTCTCTAGTAGTGTAAGTGTAGGAGATTTTTTAAGATTAACAAAAGCATCTAATGTAGATATTCAAGCATATACAGGTTCTGCTTATTCTAATCTTAATTATGATGCTTTAAGTCATAATTGGCAAACAAGTGGTGGTACTGCTAAAATGGTTCTTAATGCTTCAGGCAATGTAGGTATAGGAACAAATAGTCCTTTAACAACATTAACTGTAAAATCAACAAATGACAATGGTTATGCATTAACAAGACCAAGTGATGCAACAACATATCATTGGAGATTATCTACAACAGAAACAGGTGCAGACGCTTATTATACTGCATATAATACATTTAACTGTGAAATGTTATTTTCTACTTATGCAAGTGGTGGGACGGGTGGTAATATTATTTGGAGAACGGGTTCAAGTGGTGCGGGTTCTCTTACCGAAAGATTTCGTATTACTCCTTCGGGTACCGCTACTTTTACAAGTTCAGTCACCGCAACAGGATTCTTTGAATCATCCGATAGCAGATTAAAAACACTTATCCAAGATAACTACCAAACAAAAGGCATTGCATCAATAACCCCAAAACTTTACACTAAAAACGGAAAGGTTGAATTAGGTTATTATGCTCAAGATTTTGTTGGGATATTAG